AATATTATACTGATGGCCGCCACGTGTCCCAAAACTCCATAGAGAGTTCTAGTATATATTGTACCCCATTACCCCAATTACATAGATAGAAGTTTGAGAGCTCAATCGGAGTACACCCTTCTTATTACCAAAATGCCATCGGTTAAACGCTTCAAAGTCTCAGCTAAAAACTATTTTCTCACATATCCCCAGTGTTCTCTTACAAAAGAAGAAGCACTTTCCCAATTACAAAACCTAACAATTCCGGTTAACAAGAAATTCATCAAGATCTGCAGAGAGCTCCACGAGAATGGGGAACCTCATCTCCACGTCCTTATCCAGTTCGAAGGCAAATACCAGTGCACGAATAACAGATTCTTCGATCTGGTGTCCCCTACCAGGTCAGCACATTTCCATCCGAACATTCAGGGAGCTAAATCAAGTTCCGACGTCAAGTCCTACATCGACAAGGATGGAGATACAATCGAATGGGGACAATTCCAGATCGACGGTAGATCTGCCAGAGGAGGTAAACAATCTACAAACGACACATATGCCAAGGCGTTGAATGCAGCATGTGCAGACGAAGCAATGCGAATCATACGGGAAGAACAACCACAACATTTCTTCCTTCAACATCATAACCTAGTCGCTAACGCGGCTAAAATATTCAAAAAGGCTCCGGAACGCTGGGTTCCTCCGTTTCAACTCTCTTCTTTCACTAACGTTCCGGACGAGATGCAAGAATGGGCAGATGATTATTTTGGAAAGGATTCAGCTGCGCGGCCAGAGAGACCTATTAGTATTATCATAGAAGGTGATTCTAGGACAGGGAAGACGATGTGGGCTCGGGCATTAGGCCCACATAATTATCTCAGTGGACATCTCGACTTCAATTCCAGAGTGTTCTCTAATGAAGTGGAGTATAACGTCATTGACGACGTCACACCGCAATATCTAAAGCTAAAGCACTGGAAAGAACTTCTGGGGGCCCAGAAAGACTGGCAGTCAAATTGCAAGTATGGCAAGCCAGTTCAAATTAAAGGTGGGATCCCATCAATCGTGCTTTGCAATCCTGGTGAGGGTGCCAGCTATAAAGATTACCTAAACAAAGAAGAAAACACATCACTCAAAAATTGGACACTCAAGAATGCAATCTTCGTCACCCTCCAATCCGCCCTCTATCAAGACAGCACACAGGCAGGCCAAGAAGAGGAGCATTAGAAGAAGGCGGATTGATCTAGAGTGCGGGTGCACCATCTACCTCCACATAGACTGCACGGGACATGGATTCACGCACCGGGGCGCTCATCACTGCACCTCAAGCAGAGAATGGCGTTTATATCTGGGAGATAGAAAATCCCCTCTATTTCAAGATGTACCGAGAAGAGGACATAGTGTACACGAGGACCAGGGTATACCATGTACAGATACGGTTCAACCACAACCTGAGGAGAGTGTTGCATCTCCACAAAGCATACCTGAACTTCCAAATCTGGACGACATTGATAACAGCTTCTGGGTCGAATTATTTAGCTAGGTTTAGACATTTAGTTAATATGTATTTAGATCAGTTAGGTGTGATTTCGATAAACAATGTAATCAGAGCTGTTCGTTTTGCAACAGACAGATCATATGTAAATTATGTACTTGAAGATCATTCAATAAAAATAAAACTTTATTAATTAGCAATCGAATCATAAAAATAGATCCGAATTTTCAATGTTGCATACACGGGGTTAGAAGCATGAGTACATGCCATATACAATAACAGGGCGTTCTCAGTATGGTTGTCATATTTTCCTGCCTCTTGATGATTGTAGACCACATGATTGTTGACCTTCCAAAAACGCCTCACTATAGCTTGCTCGTTACTAGCATACTGTCCACCTGTAACCTTAGCATAAAACCTGTGCATGACCTGAAACCGATCTCTAAGATCGTTCTTGATCGTCGCGGTACTGGGTTCGTTATCGAACATGTTAAACACTTGTCCGAAATCCATAGGAATACCATAAGGCCTACGGTCCCTGACCAACCAAAACATAACACTGTTCGTGTGGTTCTTCAACTTGATGTTATCATCCATCCAAACCTTGCCGAGAATATACACGGACTTAACACAAAAACGCTTCCCCACACGGTGGGTGAGACCATTACCACGTGTCACGTCGGAGATACACATGACCTTCCCAACATGTGAAATATCGTGGCGCTGCTCGTATGACTGGACCTTACATGGGCCTTCACATCCTTTTGGAACATCTGGGCCTCTCATAACCCGGTAGATCCTGGGCTTTCTATACATGGGCCTATTCACCCAAGCAGTGGCCTTGTCGACCTTTGGCCCCATACCAGTCCGTGGAGAATAATTAGCATTGCGACTAACCTTGGAAGTTGCCGCGAACGAGCGCCATGGGGCATCACGCTTAGGCATTTTGATTTAAAGTCAGTGGGCCAAAGCCTCTTTAATTTATAGCAGACACTCAACAACTTGGGCCCAAAGTTGTTGCAAATATCTAGACTCGTCAGACGCAATATGATTGGACGACAGCGCACTAATACACTTTAATTCAAATTAAAGAGGAGCGTACGCGCGTGTAGGGGGGGGAAAATCGCGCGGCCATCAGGT